TACCTTGAGGCAATTTAAGTATGGCTGAATCTAGATTTAGGCCGGTAAAGAAAAGCGAACTCGCGGCTCTTGTAGATCGGGCCATCCACACCTCTGTTGGATTCTACGACTCGAAACTGAGCCGTGAGCGTGAAGACGTTCTGGACTACTACAACGGCAAGCTCCCCCGGCCTGCCCACGCAGGTAACTCCAAGTACGTCTCCATGGATGTGTTTGATGCAGTGGAGTCCCTGAAGGCTGTCCTTCTGGAGACCTTTGCTGCGGGTAACAAGATCGTCTCCTTTGACCCTCAGGGTCCTGAGGATGTCATCCCTTCGCGCATCGCTACCGAATATTGTGACTTCGTTGTTCACCGGCAGAACGACTCCTTCCAGATTTTCTCTGACACGATCCAAGACGGCCTGATGGCCCGTGTGGGTGTCGTGAAGGTCTACTGGGACGACTGCAAGGAAGAGTGCGAAGAAGAGTTCTCCAACCTGACTGTCGAAGAAGTGGAGATGCTTGCTTCGTATCCTGACATCAAGGAAGTCGAAGTTGAGCAGGACCCTGAGACGGGTCTCTTCTCCGGTGAACTCGTTCGGATGCTGGACAAATCCAAGGTCCAGATCGATGTGATTCCCCCTGAGGAATTCCTGATCACCCCGCAGGCCCGCTCCATCAAGGAAGCCCCGTTCGTCGCTCACCGCACCCGCAAGACCTACTCCGACCTCATCAAGATGGGGTTCGACAAGAAGAAGGTCATGGAGATTGGTGCTGAGGATGATTCTGAACTGACCATGGACCCTGAGTTCCTGGCCCGTCACGATTCTATTGGTGCAGACCGCCTGAATCTGGATGGCGAGGTGCAGGAGCAGTCCAAGTACGTGATGGTCTATGAGTGCTACCTGCCCCTAGACATGGATGGCACTGGCGAGACGAAACTGTACAAGGTCATCAAGAGCGGCAACGTCATTCTTGATGTGGAAGAGGCCGACAGCAAGCCATTCATTGGCTTCTGCCCCCTGCCCGTTCCCCACGCCTTCTATGGCACGAACTACGGCCACAAGGTGATCCCGACGCAGAATGCCCGGACTGTCCTGATGCGTGGCATCTTGGATCACACGGTCATCACCAACAACCCTCGCTACATGGTGGTCAAGGGTGCCGTTACGAACCCCAAGGAACTCATTGAGAACCGCTTTGGTGGCGTCGTGAACGTGACCCGTCCCGATGGCATCCTTCCGATGCAGCAGGCGTCCCTCAACCCGTTCGTCTTCCAGACCCTCCAGTTGCTGGATGAGGACAAGGAAGAGGTTACGGGCGTCTCTCGCCTGTCTCAGGGCCTGAACAAGGATGCGGTCTCCAAGCAGAACTCTCAGGGCATGGTCAATGACCTCGTATCCCTGAGCCAGCAGCGTGAGAAGATCATTGCCCGTAACTTCGCTGTCTTCGTCAAGGAACTGTACCTCCGTGTCTACGGTCTGGTGCTGGCCCATGAGAAGGCTGAGAAGGTCATTCAGGTGGCTGGTGACTTCCAGCGTATTGCCCCCTACGAGTGGGCAGAGCGCAAGGATGCTACGGTTGAACTGAAGTTGGGCTACGGTGAACAGGAGCGTGAGGCTCAGAAGTTCATGATGGTCCATCAGCTTCTGTCTGCTGATCCCACGCTGGCTCCGATGTATCAGCCGCAGAATAAGTTCGCCATGGTGCGTACCATTCTGGAGAAGGCTGGCATCAAGAACGTGACCGAGTTCCTCTCTGTCCCGCAGCCCCCGCAGCCCGATCCGATGGTGCTCAAGCAGATCGAACTGGAAGAGCGCAAGGTTGCTGCCCAGGAGATGGTCTCTCAGGCGTCTGCCCAGAAGGTCCAGTACAACGCTGAACTGGATGCTATGCGTATCGAGATGGATCGTATGCGACTGGCTCTGGACCAGATGGTCAAGGAACGTGAAATGGAGCGCAAGGAATTCGATTCTACGAGCCGTGCGGCGATTGCTGTGGAGGAACTCTCCATGGCTCAGGAACAGCAGGCTGCTGCTCCCGATACTGCCCGCGCCATCATTAGCCCGAATTAAGAGTTAAGGTATTGACTGAATACGTCATCAACATTGTTGACAACTACGAAGTCCCAGAAGCTCCTCTAACCTCTCAGCAGTATGTCGTCTTTGTGATGAACAAGGCTGCTGAGAGTTATAAACACCAATACAACACAGCCGACTTTGAGACCGGAATTGCGGCGGCAAGAGACGCCTACAACGAAAGTCAGGAAGAAGTCACACCCTAATGAATAACGAAATTCTGATTGAGCGCGGCAACGCAGCCGAGAACCTTCTTAAACAGGAAGCATTCGCAGCGGCGACTAACGAACTCATCAATATGTACCTAGCGGGTCTGTTGCAGACCTCTCCCGACCAAACCAAAGAACGGGAGATGGCTTATGCAGGTGCCCGCGCAGTCCAAGACATTGTTGGCGTCTTGAACCAATGGATCGCAGTCCGCGATCAGATCATTGAAAACATTGCCACAGAAGAAAACGAATCTAACTAATTATGAACACAAAAGCTACTACCCCTATGGGCGTGGCTGCTCAAGACATTGAAGCGGCTCCCCACCTCACAACTAATGAGGACGCAGCCGCTGCCTTTCTTTCCAAGTGGAGTGAAGAGGACCCTGCACCGCAGGCATCCGAAGCCCCTGAGGAAGATGATCAGTCCAAAGAAGCCCCTGATGAAGAGGTGCCTGAGGACGAAGCCGATGCTGACGCAGAGAACGAAGAAGAGACTGAGACTGACCCTCAGGAAGACCCCGAAGACACAGACAATGATGATGGTGAGGAAGAATCCAAAGAGGAACCTAAGAAGGTCCTTGAGGATGAGGCCCTTGTTAAAATCAAAGTCGATGGCGAGGAGTTGGAGGTATCGGTCAAGGACCTGAAGCGACTCTACGGACAAGAAGCGGCTTTAACCCGGAAGAGCCAAGAAGCTGCGGCCAAGCGTAAGGAAGCTGATGCTGCTGCAATGAAGGCGTCTGCCGCTCTACAGAAGATGTATGAGAAGGCTGCTGCTAAATGGGAACCATACAGCAAGATCGATTATCTTGTTGCCCAGAAGCAGTTGGACACCGAAGCATTCGCAGCCCTTCGCGCCGAAGCGCAAGCCGCCTACGAGGATTTCCGGTTCATTTCTGAAGAGGCTGATACGTTTGTTAAGCAAACGCAGGCCCAGCAACAGCAGCAACTCCAAGAAGCAGCCAAAGAGGCTGTGAAGGTGCTGCGTGAAGCTATCCCTAACTGGTCCCCTACTCTGTATGACCAGATTCGTGAGTATGCAATTGGCACCGGCATGGATTCTGAGGTTGTAAATAACCTCGTTGATCCTGTCGCTATCCAGTTGCTCCACAAAGCTCGTCTCTATGATGAGTCCAAAAAGATCGCCACCAAGAAGAAGGTGGTGACCCCTAAGAAGGTCGTGAAGAGTACCGTCACCTCTAATCCGCAGTCTATGAAGGCTGATCAGACGGTGAAAGCTAAAAAGACTCTCCAGACCTCGGGCTCTGTCGATGACGCCGCGAATCTGTTCCTGAGCCGTTGGGCCAACGAAGACTAAATCTCATTTCACTTTTAAGGAAAATATAAAATGCCTACTCATTTTCGCACCTATGATCAGGTTGGTAAAAAAGAAGACATCTCTGATGTCATCAGCAACATTGCCCCCACGGCCACCCCGTTCCAGAGCCTGATCGGCCAGGAGTCGGTGAGCAACACCGTGTATCAGTGGCAGGAAGACGATCTGGCGGCGGTTGCAGCCAATGCCGCCGTGGAAGGCGCTGACGGTACGGACGCTGATCTGACCGCGACCACCATGCGTTCTAACTTCACGCAGATCATGGCTAAGACCATCCGCGTGTCTGCTACCGCTGATGCCATCAGCACCTATGGCCGCGCTAAGGAGACCGCATACCAGTTGTCGAAAAAGTCGGCTGAGTTGAAGCGCGAGTTCGAATTCGCTCTGGTTGGCTCGGCTCGTAACGCTGCCGCTGGCTCTGCCTCGGTGGCTCGTCAGTTCGGTAACGTGTGGGGTAACGACGCTGGCGGCGCTGCTGTCATCAACTCCGCTGTTGTCACCAACAACGCCACTGCTGCCGCTCTGACGGAAGCCATGGTCCTGTCCACCAACCAGAAGCTGTATGAGGCTGGTGGTGAGGCTTCGTACATCATGGTCAAGCCCGCTGACTCGCTGATCATCGCTGGTTTCGCTGCTGCCGCTGGCCGCCACCGCGACTTCGACACGGGCACCAAGCTTGTGAACGTGGTTGATCTGTATGTGTCGCCCTTCGGTACGCAGAAAGTTGTACTCAACCGTTTCCAGAAGGCTGACTCGGCCCTCCTGTTCGATCCGGCCAACTGGAAGAAGGCTGTCCTGCGTCCCTTCAGCCGCACTCTGCTGGCTAAGACTGGCGATTCTGACCGTCACTTCATCGTGGGTGAGTTCGGCCTGAAGCATGTTAACTACAAGGCTTCTGGCGCGATCACCGGCCTGACCGGCACCAACCCGATGCTGCCCTAATTAGTTAGGTTATGACCCCCTTGGGAGGATGCTCTCTCCTCCCTTGGGGGCTTTTGTTGATATGCAAGTAAACATTGATCCCAAGAAATTCATTGATCAGAACGTAGCCTTCGAGGAAAACTCAGAAGGTCTGGTCATTGAGCGTTACCAAGAGATTCCCCAATCCTTCATCGACGGCCTAAAAGCTGAGAAAGCTAACAGTTCGTCTGTCCGTGAAGGTGAATATATGCGTGCTGCAAGCATTCCTGTTGCTGTTGTTGAAAAGTGGGTCCGTGAAGGATTCGACTTCTGGAATGCTAGCGCCAAAGAAATCCTCGCAAAGCTCCGTGCAGAGCACTTGGATGATTTCATTACTACCAATAAGGCTGTTTAATGAACAAAGGCCAGATTCGATCACAATTCCTTGCCCTGCTTAACCGCAATGACTGCTCTAACGAACTGGCTGACACCTTCCTTGAGCAGTCCCTTGCGCGTATCCAGCGCACCCTTCGGGTTCCTTCTATGGAGAAGATGCAGACCTACACGGTCAATGATGTCACTCCTGACACCATCGTTCTTCCTGAAGACTTCCTGAACATTAAATACCTGTACTCTGGGCAGACGCTGCTGGAGTACGTGGACCTTGGGCGGCTCCTGAAGCAGTACCCGCGTGTGGATACTCCCACGATGTACACCCGCATTCAGGGTTCCCTTAAGATGTCCCCTACGCCCTCTGAGGGCACTGAACTTCTCATGGTCTATTACGGAGAAATCCCGGACCTCGTTGCCGATACTGATGAGAATTTCATTACCACGATTGCCCCTGACCTGTTGACGTATGGCGCTCTGACCTACGCTTCTGATTACTTCATTGATGAGCGCAAGCCTCTCTTTGAGGACACCTTCAGCAAGGTCTATGCAGAACTGGTGGAGCAGGCAACTCTGGCTGATATGGATCAGTCCAGTATGGCTATTGGCACCCCTTTCAGTACTGAATACTAGGATTTTGAATGGCTACTTCCAGCTTCTTTTACGGTGGCTCCTCAGCACCAGACCAAAACACTGTTGATGAACTCATTGATGCCTTGAACCTCAAGGTTGCTGCCGCAGATGAAGACCGGGTAGCCGCTGAACTTGCCGCATCTCAGGCTCAGGCCGCAGCCTCTAACGCTGAACTGGCTGAGTCCAATACTGCTGGTCTGGCTGCACAGGCTCAGACCACCCTGACGGCTGCTGAGGCTGCTGTGGCCTCTGCCAACGCTGCTGTGTCGGGTACGACCACCAACGCCGCTACGGCCACTACCAAGGCTTCTGAGGCTGCTGCCAGCGCCACTGCTGCGGACGCCTCTGCTGATGCTGCGCTGGTCTCTGAGAACGCCGCTTCTGTCTCTGCGACTAACGCTGCTTCCTCTGCCTCCACCGCCTCTGCCCAGGCATCCGCTGCTGGCACCTCTGCCACCAACGCTGCCTCCTCTGCGAGTGCTGCTGCTGGCTCTGCAACCACGGCCACCACTCAGGCCACGAATGCCTCTACGAGTGCTACGGCTGCTGCTGGGTCTGCTTCCACTGCGTCCACTAGCGCAACTAACGCAGCCTCTAGCGCCTCGTCTGCTTCTTCGTCTGCATCCTCTGCCTCTTCGTCAGCCTCTAGCGCATCTACTAGCGCCTCTACGGCCACTACGAAGGCGTCTGAGGCTACTGCTAGTGCTTCTGCTGCTGCCACCAGTGCAACGAACGCTGCTTCTAGCGCCACTTCTGCTTCTGGCTCGGCTTCTACCGCCACTACGCAGGCAACGAACGCTTCTGGCTCCGCAACCGCAGCGGCCTCTAGCGCCTCGGCTGCTTCTACCTCCGCAACGAATGCTGCTAATAGCGCAACTGCGGCTGGTACGTCTGCAACCAGTGCGGCTAACTCTGCTACTGCGGCCTCTACTAGTGCTACTGCCGCTTCTGGCTCTGCATCTACAGCCTCTACCGCAGCAACCGCTGCTCAGGCTGCACAGACTGCTGCTGAAGCTGCCTACGATAACTTCGATGACCGCTATCTCGGTGCCAAGTCCTCTGCTCCTAGCGTGGACAATGATGGCAATGCCCTGCTGACTGGTGCTTTGTATTTCAACAGCACCTCTAACCAGATGTTTGCTTGGTCTGGCAGTGCATGGGTTGCTGCTGGTAGTACCGGCTCTGGTGATGTGCTGGGTCCGGCGAGTTCTACGGACAATGCTATTGCACGGTTCGATGGGACTACGGGGAAGATCGTTCAGAATAGTGCGGTTACGATTAGTGATGCTGGTGGTATTACCGCTGGGGCTTATACGTCCCATTCTTTTATCAATGGTGATATTCACTTTGATGGTACTAACAGTGTTGTTAAGGCGTATAACGGCTTTACTGTCTCGAACCTGAACGGTTTTATCAGCTTCGGGGGTTCTAACGGAAACCACGGAGACGTAAGGCTTATTAGGGACACCGCTCAAACCCTAGCCCAACGCAACGGCACCAACCCTCAAGCCTTCCGGGTCTACAACACCTTCACTGACGCCTCCAACTACGAACGCGGTTTCATGCGTTGGAACACAGGTGTTATGGAGATTGGTGCTGAGGCTGCTGGTACAGGAACACAGAGAGCAACTCGGGTAAACCTTGACGCTTCCTCATACATAACCAACTCCGGGTTAGTTTGGAGTCCCGGCAACTTTGTAACTTTCTCTATGGGTGGCACAGCCAACCAAGCCCGAGAGTTCCGGGTTGAAAGCAATAACTTCCCTAAAGTTGTCCTTGGTTCCGCTATGCAGTTGGGGTGGAACAACGGAGCTACTGCAAGTTCGAACGACACCGGACTCGCACGGGACTCCGCAGCAGTCGTAAGGGTAACCAACGGCTCCACCGGAACAGGCTCCCTCAAAGCAGCCAACATCGACTTCACGGGCAACCTAACCAAGAACGGTGCGGCCTTCTCCGCTGGAGCTAAGGGCGGCGGCTCTGATGCTGTCTTCTACGAGAACGATCAGACTGTGACGA